TCCTCTATACGCACTTGAGTCTCTGATTCCCAGCCCTTGGAACCTACTATACGTTTAAGTTCTTTAGTGGCTAGTGCGGTATTGATGCAGGGTACAAACACAGATGCCCCTATCACCATAGCTTCCCAGTTTACTACTACGCGAACACCGTCTGGGTTAAGGTCATCGTGCTTGATAACCCCCCTGCTCACAGTGCCTTTCTTAACCACCTTTACCTAAGACTCTGAACCCACCCCCGCGTTTTAGCTCGTACCTGCGGGTTATGTTGTACACCGCAGCGGGTTTCATACCTGTTTCTTTGGCTATCTTGGCCCTACCCATACCGCGCTTCTGAGCTTCTAACACCACCATAATTTCTTCGTCGGGTATACTACGTTTGAATTTGCCGCGCTCTACACGGGGTATTGGTGTTATGTTCGGTTCGTCTGCATACGCACGTTTACCTCTCTCCAACCCCACTTCCAGTGCTCTACCTTGTGCTCTTATAGCGTCTAAGAACTTACTACTCATCACTCATATCCTCCATACCTGACTCTACCCCTTCTTGCACTTCTTCTACGGTAAACCCGACTACGATTACATCGGTAGGGGGCAAATCCATGTGCGTACCTTTGCTCAAGCGTATCTTGGACTTCTTAGCGCCTAGCTTCTTATTTAGGTCATCATAGAAAGATGTAAAGTTTATCTGCTGCTTACCGCACCACTCCTTCAAAGGTTTAGGTAACAAGTACGCTTTCTTCACATCTGTCTCGTACCTAGCTACAAACTTACCCTTGGGTACTGCGTCAGGTATTACCAAGGAGTCAATACCGTTGCCGTTCTGCTTACGCCGGTCATCTGTGCTCTTTATCCACAGTACGTTATTCCAGTGTTCAGCCATGTAGTCGTTGAGTATCTGCTCTACTGACTCGTTCATATCAGTAACCGCGTTCTTGTTGCGCTTCAGCACAGTAACTATCCACGCACACACTTTGTTTGGGTCGTAGCTCAGTAGCCCTATACGTCTGCATAGAATCAAAGCTGTGATAGAGCACGCGGCACCTGCTGACCAGAATCGGTTTTCAGATGTAAGCACGGCACGTTTATCTATACGCTTCTGTACGGCACTTAATAACTTTTTAACCTCGTCGAGATTGTTTATAACGTACTGTACGAACGGTATACCTGCATGGCCCCAGTTCTTTTTAACATCTTGCGCCCACTCATCTGTGCTGACCTTGCTACCAGCGGTCTTAAACAAGCGGTCTACTTTGTACTCTAGTATCCGCTGTGCCTCTGCTTTCGGTGCTTGTTTGTACAGCCCTATCTTCTCAATAAGGCTGACGTTACCAGTAGATACAGAAGTGAAGCTCCAAGCTGATCCGTTATAACGCTCTACGTTTGCACTACCTGTCAGTCGTCTACGCTGCCTACCACTCACATACTGGTACGCTAAGTTACTAAGTTCTTTAGGGGATAGGTTAGTAAGCTCGTCTAGGAACAACGGTATGCTGTGGTAGACCTCACCCCTATTCATCTTGGTGTTGTAGGTGTCTTCCTTACCTAGTAGTAATTCTGATGGGTCTCCCCAAGGAGTAAGAGCCGCTTCTAATGCGGTGGTTTTACCTAGACCGGAATCTTTACTGTGAATGTGAAACGCAGAACATGCTACGGGCATAAGCTCCATTAGCACAGACCCGAAGGACGCACCCATAATATACTGATACGCCTCCTGCCCTTCTACGTTTAAGAAGTCAGCCATTTCCACCCAAGCGTCTAACGTACCTTTTGGGTCAAAGGCGGGGAACATAGCGACTGTAGTAGAGGCTGGAGGGTTAAACGATATACGATCCCCAAACACTTCTTGATTACCTACTATGAACGACTCCATCTTGTCGCTCGTCCAACCAAACTGACGGTGGGCTTCATCAGCTACTACAGTAGCCTGTAATTCGTTAACCCAAGTTGTCGTGTATTGCATTATCTCATCCATCTTGCTTACAGCGACCCCCCGCATAGACATATGCTTGCGAAATTCTTCACGGGAAGTAACTGCGGTTAAAGGTACGGTGAACTCACTCACCCCGTCTTTGGGTAGGTGTAGGCGCATAACTATAGCCTCGCCTATCTCTGCATCACGTACCCGTTTAACTACGTATAGATCATTGTGGTAGATGATCTTTTCATCAATGTCACCATCAGCATTAGATGACCGTACGTAAACCCCACCGTTAGTACCTCTAAAGTATGGGCTGGGGTATGTAGGTACTGTATAGCTTTGCACTGGTGCATTAGCCAACGTAGCGGAGTGAGACTCGACCACATTGTCTTCAGCGGTAGCTTCTATGATGGTGTTACCTAGTGTTATCGGAGATTTTATTTTGCCCCAGTGCATACAGTTTTTGCATACGTCAGGGTTAAACTCATCAAATTTATCACATAGGTATGGGCCTTTTATAAGAGCAGCTTTTTCAGTAGTAGCCTCTGCTGAATAACCCTCATGCCCGTCAGAGAGTTTATGTATTGCCTTATCAGCATCGGTGCAGAACTTGGCTATAGACAACCCTGCTCTCCACAGGGGTTCAGAACAATTGTCCCTGTCTGTGTAGATAAGTTTAATCTGTTCACACCCTTTACCGCGTCCGGTCTTAGTTAAAATCTCTTTGAACGAGGTATTGGTGTTGCCCATCAACGCACGCATCATTGCACTTGCTGGAGCAGGGGTATATTTCTTAGGAACTGGTATCTCGTCTATACCTAGCAGGGTGGCAAACTTATCAAAATCTACCGCTGGGGGTGGGTTAACCCCTATACCTAGTACTGGTGAAGGAGGAGATGACTTGTGATTGTGAGTACCTACTACACGTAATACCCTAGCCGCATCCGCTGTCACCGCAGGGTCAGCTAAGAACCCGTGTTCTTTACATAACTTCTTTAACTGTTCAGCAACCGGAACCCAATCATCTTTGGAGACCGCTTCTTGCAAGAACCAATAGGTATGTACGCCACGCCCAGAGTTAACTATATAGGGCTTGGGTAGTTTAGTAACCGAGCAGAACGTACGCAGTGCGTCTAAAGCCGCTCTCTGATCTACGAAATCTTTACTTGGCCCACAATCTAAATCTAAGAAGAACGCTTTAAGAAGTTTAGCGTTGTCTACTTTTCGTGAACCACTTTCAGCAAAAGAAGCGAGGGCGAAATATACATCGAACCCATCATCATCAAATTGCTTTGCATCTGCTGCTAATTCATCTAAAGAATCATAAAATTTTTGAACTCGCCGTTGATCTGATATACGAGAAATAAACATGCAGTAGAGACCCTCATCACTAACTGCCTTTCTCAAAAATGTATTTGTATCCATACTTATTTATCCAAAACCGAGAGGCACCGTGGCAGGGGTGCTGAAACACCCTCTTCGGAAATCCTAGCCACGGGGTGAGTTGTTAGCGGTTAGTCATCCCAATCCGCTAGTACGTCAGCCAATTCGTCTTTTTCAACTTTGGCTGGTGCGGACTTCTTAACAACTTTCTTCGGTTCAGCTACCGGAGATTCGGCAGTATCATCTCCCCAATCATCCTCATCAGCTACGGCAGCAGGTGGGGTAGGAGGAGCAACAGAAGCAGCAACTTCTCCAAACGGACTTACATCTTCAGCAGCTTCAGCGGTGAAACCGCCTTCTACTACACCAAACGGAGAGGTGTTTTCCATAGGCTTGTAAGTGGTAACTTGCACAGCCTTCAAACGTAGAGATACGCCTGTACCCATAGACCCAGTATACGGGTTTAGGGCCATGTTAATGTTGATCGTGCTACCTGTGGTCAACAAGAAATCGCCGCCCAACTTCACATTTTTGGAATCTACCTGCATAGGGGCACGGGTGACATCCTTACCGTACGCACCCTTCAACTTGGCTTTGTGGGTAAACGTACCGTCTTCCTCTTTCTTAAACGGTATTTCAATCTTCTCAGGCCAGTTATCTTCTCTCTTGGCTTTATAAGCCGCAGACATAGCCTTGAATAGATTCTTAGCTTGTTCTTGGGACATGCGGAAATTAACTGAATATTCCGAACCGTCATCCAAAGGTTCGCAAGGGACACTACGCTGTTCTTTATTATCGAACTTGTAGGTTCTATTCAGCTTGGGGTACATCGCTTCTACATCATTTAACATGTAGGTCATTGAGACTTCGCTCATTTTTAGTTCTCCTAAATTAAATTGTCGTGTCGTAAACAAACCCTTCTACCACGCCAAACGGCGACTCGTTATCCCAACTTTTTGGTGGGGGTAACATAGCCAACGCCCGTGCAGTATCTGAGTGCTCGCTCATTTCCACGGCCTCTTCTAGCTCTTCTGGCTTGAGTACCCTTACAGGTCTAAACCGAAGTTTTGGGATATAACCGTCATCCTCAAATTGTATCTTGGTGACTACGGTTATGACGGAGGTGTCATGTTTAGCAAGATGTTTTGCATAGTCTTGCATACTCATCCACCCTCGCGCTGCCCCTCCAAACAAAGCATTTGCGGGGAGTTGCATTTGGTAAATCTCATTGGGTTCGCCATCTAAGGTGATAGCTATCCGCTGAGAAAACTTACAGGCACGGGCATTACCATTACCAGAGCCTTTTATATTCTGCGTACAGTCCATGCACCGCCCAGACTGCCTAGTTTCTTCGGGGACTTCTGGATCAGGTACAGTAGTATCAGATGACCAACAGATTGGAGATGACGACTTATTAGCATCGTACTCGTTGTTGTAGAACATACGCCCTACACCTGCGGCATTGACTATAACTACGTCTAAGGTATCTGATTCTATAAGGCGTTCGTCCCCTTTAATTACTTTGCGGAACTCTCCACCTCTAATACTGATACGCCTAAAAGTACCTTCAGACATTATTGATCCTCGAATTCAGACATTACATCAGCAATGGCATCGAAGTCCATCGTATCCGCTGCTCTATCTGTTGCAGAATTTAATAAAGCAGAGTCTACGGCTGATAACTTAAACCTATAGGTCTTACCTATCTTGACGTACGTGTTGTTAGGTATCTTGCTTTGCCTCAACCACGCTCTGACCGTAGACACAGACACCCGCAGGTGCTTTGCTACATCTTCTATTTCCACATAGGGTTCTAGTTCCACTACTTCTTCCTCACATTTATTGTGTATTCGGTAACACTGTTGAGTCCCTTGGGTAACTTATCTGGGTTCTCTTCTAAGTATTGCGCTATAGCTTTCTGCGAAACACGGCGTTCTAGTAACTCAGGTACTTCATGTTCAAGAATAAACTTGTGCATCTGCTCCCAGTCGTCCGTCCAGTACTTAGTTTTTGTGGTGCGGTAAAACAAACCTGCGCCTGTCTTTACACTATCCACCCCATGCTCTTTACAGTGATCCATGAGTTTTTGCTTTATAAGGTCTTGCTGTTCACTCAACCGTTCATACTCTTCATCAAAAGCAGCTTTAACTTCGTTACGCTTATCTCTGATTTTAATGTATGTTCTAGTCAGCTTAGTCAACATACCTTGCTCAGTATCAGTCATTTAGGTTCTCCATATGCCTTATAAGATACTATAGTGGCAAGTAATGACTTAATCAAGTATTTCGTTGTATAGATCTATCATTTTTGTATGTACGTCAATTCTATTATCTAATAGTGAGTACACTCGCTTCTCTACTGCTGAACCTTGTAGCTGTACCACCGTACACTTATGGTCTTGCCCCTTCCTGTGAACACGGGCATTAGCTTGTGCGTACGTCTCTAAAGAACTGGTCGGCCCCCACCACACCACTGTATTCGCAGCGGTTAACGTAACCCCGTGGGCAGCGGCTTGCGGTTGTATGACAAGAACTTGTGGTGTGTCTGTCTGCTGAAACTGTTTGAATATTTCGGTACGTCTTGCGCCCGACACATCGCCGCGAATTATGCTAGTGGATATACCATCAGCGGTTAATTTCTCAGATAGTATGTCTATAACGTGCTTGAACGGTACGAACACAAGTACCTTCTTACTCGATTCGTCTATGACTTCGCGCAGCACCTTGTACCTGTGCTTAATATCAAACTCTAAAGAGCCTCCGTCATCGGTGTAGACAGCACCGGCTGATATTTGTAACAGCTTGTTCATACCTACCGCTGCGTTTACGGCGGTTATCTGCTCCCCCGCAGCTTGCATGACCATTTTATTTTTAAGTTCTTTGTAGTACTTAGTCTGTTGTCGGGTAAGTTCTACTTCTCGCTTTACATAAACCATGTCCGGTAGGTCTAGGCACTCTTCCTTGGTGAACCGTATGGCAGGTTGAAGTGCGTTATACACGGTATCGGTTGCCGTATCTTTCTGCGCCCACTTAAAGTTAGTCACCTTGTACATGACCTGATCTCTGAACGCACTGAAGAACCGTGGCACTGAATTAGGGTTAACAAGTTTAGCCAGACCATAGGCATCCAACGGACTTTGCGCTGCTGGTGTGCCGGTCATCATCCACAGCCACGTATCTGAATTTAATAACTTGTTAAGGGTCTTCCATCGCTTCGTCTGTGGGTTCTTGTAGTGAGTAGCTTCATCTACAATAATTAGATCAAACCCGCCGTTGGCTATGGTGTCAGCTACTATCTCTACACCGTCGTAGTTAATGACCACGAACTCTGCGCCACGTTCTATGATCTCTCTACGCTTGGGGGCGGGGCCATACGCAACATCTACTGTACGGTGCATGGCAAAAGTAAACAGATCGTCTACCCACGCCGAGTGCATGATAGACAAAGGGCATATCACTAATACACGGTTGATGTGGCCCTCATTCAGCAGGTAGTCCGCAGACCATATAGCACTGGCGGTCTTGCCCGTACCCTGCTCGTTAAAGCAGAACCCGCGTTTGTGCAACGTAAAGAACTCAGAAGTTGTTCTCTGGTGCTTCATAGGTTCGTACTTACCTGTCCACTCGTACCTAGAACGTATCGGGGAAGGTATGTTTATATTTAAGTTCTTTAACACACGGGCTTCTTCTACGCCCCAGTTAACTACCACTCTGTTATCAGACAACTCTTTACTCTTAGGAATGATCTGCGTCACCTTCGCTGGGTTCCTAAGTTTGAGTAATACTGCTCTGTTATCTACTATCTGCATTTATGCGCTCCACGCAAAAAGGCGTGAAGGGGGTCTCCCCAACACGCAAACTAAATTAGCCCCGCCTTCGACCACACGGACGGGAACGTGCCACTACACAGGTACATAACAACCTGTGGGTCTAAATAATGCCGTCTTCGTACCCACGGACGGCGCGTGGTGGACACCCAAAAGAGAGGGGCTGGGTCGTACTAAACTGTCCTGCGCTTTGGTCTCTTACCATTGCGACTACGGTTGGCACTGCTACTTTCTACTCTGTAGCCATCTGCATTGCTGCCACCCTTACTTAACATCTTATTGTGGCTGACATCTTTGCCTTCACGCTTGTCAGCTCTGCCATTGTTATTAGCATCCCGCCCAGCCTTATCCATAGCTCGTCTAGCACGTTGTCTCTCCATGCGTGCTTCGTGCGCTGGACTACCCACTGGTGGGTTCTTCTGCTTCTTACGATCTGCTTTGTTCTTATACGGCATTAGTTTCTTCCGTTATGTGAGCACTCTAATACAGGGCACCATGCCTTGCACAACCCGCTAGGATTAGGAACCCACTTGTCATTCTTAAAGGCTACGTCCATGTCGCTGTACTTACCCAGCCACTTAGCCCATAACTTCTTTTCATCTTCTATGGTGTATCGGTCTTTAATAAGATCCTCACTTACCACAAACAGTAATCCAGCCCGAACAGTCTCTACTTCGGGGTAGTGCTTGAAGGTAGCCAAAGCCATAAGCTCTAGCTGCCCCTTGTCCGCGTACCTTGCGGACTTGCCGGTCTTGTAGTCTATCACCCAAGCCAGCTTGTTTTCTCTGTCTAGTATAACTAAGTCAGCTATACCACGGAACCACACATCATCAGCAAAGAAGCTACATGCCTCTAAGTTCTCAGTCAGTCCCATCTTGATCTCGCACAGCTTCTCACCCTGCTTATCATTAAGTGCGTCTAACATACCCTGTGCATAACTGAACCGTGGGTCTAGCTCACCACCGTCGCGGATGTATGTCTCCGCTGCTTCGTGGAAGGCTGTCCCATACAACGTAGCCTCAGACTCCTTGAACGGATACTGCTTGAGTACCTTCTCATGGTAGAACTGCTTAGGACATTGCTGAAACGCCTTGATCTTACTAAAACTCCACGGGGCTATGCTCATTATATTACTCGTACGATCACGTAGAACAATACGATAGCAACTGACGTACCCAATAGTGACCCCAGATA